AAAACTGATCTAGAGCTACCTGCTTTACGGCCTTATGAAGAAGTCCCTGCACCTGCTACTTATGATGAAATGTATCTTGCTTTAAATAAAAATAAAAAAGAAAAAATAAATATTGAAATTCCCGAAGGGCAAGAAGTAGGTTTACGTTTAGATATTCCCGCATACGAAAACAAAAAGAACTCAGCATGGGTTCCAACTATCCATGATGAAAAGGGAACTAAGCTAACATCTCATAGAGCTACAGCAGCATTAAAGAATGTAGATTTTTCAGATATTGAAAAAGAAAGTATGCAAAATAAATCTTTAAGGGTTAAAGAAGGAGGGCAGAAAGGCCCGTTTGCAAAAATAGGCGGGAACTTAATAAACAGATCTGACGAAGAGAACTATAAGTTAGCTCAAGAAGCTTTAAACAGTGATGAGTGGACACAAGTTGGGTTTAATCCTAAAAGACATTCTTATTATTTCGACAGAAAAACAGGAGAGCCTGTACTTAAAGGCGATGAGGCCATTCAAGTAGGGCCGCTTGTGCTAGTTAAGAACGCTGTGTTTGGAAACAAAAAAGATTTTAAATATGCTTCAGGCGGCAAAGTACTTAACACACTCAGAAGGGCTAGGAACTAATGTCAGACTTTAAATACTTTAAACTAGAAGACTTTGACTGCCAAGAAACCGGCGACAATCTCATGGACGTTGCTTTTATACACAGACTAGATGAGCTTAGAGAAGCTTGTGACTTCCCGTTTGTTATTACTAGCGGGTACAGGAGCAAAGACCATAGCATAGAAAAGAAAAAGACTTCTCCGGGTACACACGCCCAAGGAATTGCGGCTGACATTAAAGTCTCTGGAGGTTTTCAACGGTACAAGATAGTAGAAAAAGCTTTGTTGATGGGCTTCAGAGGCGTTGGCATTGCTAAAACTTTTATACATATAGACGATAGGCAAACAGGTTTTGTTATCTGGAACTACTGATATGTCAACTAGCAAAGGATACCTCAACACTCTAGCAGCCCAACAAGATTTAAACTGGGACGGCATAGAAGAACTAGACGAAGATGAAGTCCCACCACACAAGGAAGAAGATGACTATGTTGCAAGCATTGATAGGCCCAGTAACAGGACTACTTGATAAATTTATAGAAGACAAAGATGCTAAGAATGCTCTAGCCCATGAGATTAGCACGATGGCAGATCGCCATGCACAAGAGTTAGCCAAGGGCCAACTAGAAGTAAATAAGATTGAGGCTTCTTCTAGCTCTATTTTTGTTTCCGGCTGGCGCCCGGCTGTGGGATGGGTGTGCGTGTTGGGTATGGCAGGTAACTTTATTGTTATCCCTATCTCTAATTTTATATTAGCCCTAGTAGACTCTACCGTAACCATCCCGCTCATTGACACAGCTACTATGATGCCTGTACTGATGGGTATGTTAGGGCTAGGCGCTATGCGTAGCGCAGAAAAGATCAAGAAGGTGAGCCGCGAGAAATGATTGGAGAAGTCGTAGCAGTTTTATCGGCGCTTAAAGCTTTAAACGATGGCATCAAGACCGTCAAAGAATCTGGCGCTAACCTCGAAAGCATATGCGGAAAGTGGGCAGACGCTAGTGAACAATACAATGACGTTGAGAAAGCCAAAGCCGGAAAGATGGGATATAAAGATGCTTTAGCTTTAGAAGGAGCGAAGCGCCAGCTTAAAAATTTTGATAGACAATTACAAGACATATGTTTGATGCAAGGTCAAGGTGATTTGTACACTTCTATTAAACAAAGAATGGAAGAGAGCCGTTACGCGCACGAAAAAGAATTACGGATCATTAAGAAACGGCGGCTTGAGTTTAAAAAAACTATGAAGCTAGTAGGCACAGCAGTTTTTGCATGGGTATTTTTCATGGTGTTTCTGTTTGCTGGTATATGGATGTACAAACAGGGGTAAGGTTAATGATGATTATGGCTTTTCTTCTTGTAGTAGTGGTGGATGGTGAAGTAGTTACCACAGAAGACATGCTATTCCAAAGCATATATCGCTGTAATGTTTTTGCAAATGGCATAGAGCGGGGAGAAACAACAGCGGATAGACAACCTTACAAGTGGCAAGAAAATATATCGGCTTATTGTTTGCCTAAGATGGTGGATAAAGACACTGAGTTGTTTGACTAAATATTTTATAAGAGAAAGCAATATGGCAGCTAAAAAGAAATCTAAAGTAAACGAAGCGGGTAACTACACCAAGCCCACCATGCGTAAAAGGTTATTCAATAAGATAAAGGCAGGAACTAAAGGCGGCAAAGCAGGGCAATGGTCAGCGCGTAAAGCGCAGATGTTAGCTAAACAATATAAAGCAGCAGGAGGTGGATACAAATGAAAGGCGTTAAACACTACAAGAAAGATGGGACTTTGTTTACAGGTAACTCACACAAGATGGCTGATGGCACTCTTCACAGCGGAAAGGGACACACTAAAACTAGTATAAAACTATTTCACTTGAAAGACTTATCTGCTACAGCAAAGAAGAAAGCTAAAAAATGATTAAGAAACCTCAGAAGTCTTTAAAGAAATGGACTGCACAGGAGTGGGGTACAAAGTCTGGTAAGCCCAGTGCTAAAACAGGTGAGCGTTACTTGCCTAAGAAGGCTATAAAGGCTTTAACACCCGCTCAGTATGCTGCAACTACCGCTAAGAAAAAGAAAGACACAGCAGCAGGTAAGCAGCACAGCGCACAGCCTAAGAAGATCGCAAAGAAAACTAAGACGTACAGGAGCTAAGCATGTCCCACGAAACAAGAAGAGCCAACTTAATAAAGAAGCACAACTTGGCTGGTGTTAACAAGCCTAAGCGTACTCCGAAACACGCCAAGAAATCTCACATGGTTCTAGCGCAAGAAGGACACACTCTAAAACTAATTCGCTTTGGTGAACAAGGAGCTTCAACGGCAGGAAAGCCAAAGGCAGGAGAGTCTGATAGGATGAAGGCGAAGCGCAAGAGCTTTAAAGCTAGACACGCAAAGAATATAAAAAGAGGAAAGATGTCGGCGGCTTACTGGGCTAACAAATCTAAATGGTAAACAACTACAAGGAAGCAATAACTACATGGACATAATACTTGTTACATCATTCCTGCTAACTCTCTTTATCTTTGAGCCGGGGAACGAGAAGATAAACGCTTACTGTAAGGCTTCACTAGCAGGAGAAACTGAAGAAAGTTTTACAAGCCGTAAGGACTGTTGGGATTTTTATGATGACTATCGAGAAGACATCCCCGGTGAGTGAGGAAACAACGCAGCAGAGCCACAAGATAAAGTTTGAACGAAAGACTTTAAAGGATCAAGAAGCTGCTATTTCTAAACAGACACTAGAGATTCTTGATTTTATAGCAGGAAAGAAACCGACTAAGCCGGATGGTTCAACGCGCTGATTTCGTTCTCTAAGAACCTATGAAGCTCTTGTATCTTAGGTCTAAGAAGACGTTGAATCTGCCTCATTAAACGTAAGTCATCTCCTGAGAAAGCTTTAGGTAAGTCTTTCTCTGGGACTCCAGACATCTCTGTAAGGATGCGGCCCTTCCTGTCTATAACTATTTTAAAACCTATAAGATTAGCTTCCGTACTTTTAGCCATTAGTTAATTCCTTTTCTATCTAAGTATACTCCTGTGCAACAGAAGGTTATCTTCTATCGCACAGGATGTTACATGCTTAAACTATTTCGCAAGCCCCTCCAACACACGCAAGCTCTTGTGAGCCTGTGGTGTTATCCTCTTGTTCGTAGTCAACAAGATCAGACCAGTTTATATTCTTAGGCATCTCGCTCAACAACTCTTTATATCTACTAGCGTCTATAGTTTCATACGGCGCTTGTTGATATATATGATCGCTGAAAGGAAGAAGACTAATCCCACTGCACAAGTCAAAGTTATCCCAGATCCACTGAGCCACTTGTAGAAACTCATCGTCAGTATAGTAAACCGTGATGCTTGGTTTATGTTCGCACCAGTGGTTCTGATAAGTCTTCCAAAGTTCTAGCTGCTGCATTGCCCCGACTGCTGAAACAGTAATAGCATTCTTAGGAGCCTTCACCGGAAAACCAAACACAAGAGAAGCTTCACTCATTACGTCTTGTTCTACTGGGAATCCTTTGTCTGCCATAAAGATCGCAAGCGGATCTTTTTTATCCGAACGTACTCTTCGAATGTAATGCTCAGAAAAGCGAGGATGGATGCCAGAAGCAGAATCGACAAGCTGAGATACAGTACCACTTGGTTTAACACATGTGATAGCAGCAGACTGATTAATTCCAAGCTTAAAAGCCCACGTTTTATTTGTTTTGATTGCCACATTTTTTATACTCTCCAACCATTTCTCTAATTCTTTAGGCTGAGAACCACTAAGAACTTTGTGATCCATAATGCCCGTCATGCTAACACCAAGGAGAGCTTCCTCTTCGGTGTTACGTTTCCAGATGTTTCGCAGATATCTAAAGTCTGTAAGCGTTGCTTGCAGTGTCCCGATAATAGCTGCTACCTCTGCCTTCTGGTTTAAAGAAACAAGAGTATCATCAAAGCGCACAACAATCTCTGATAGATTACAGAACTGGTTGGATCGCAAGATGATTTCAGAACAGGGGTTAGTACCAAACTCATGGTTAGGGTCACGCCTACCATTCTTAGCTGCAATATTTTTAGCGGCTACTCGACTAAAGATACCACGCTCACCAGCCTTAGACTCATACATGGTATTCATCTCAGCTAAGAAAGATTCAAAGTCAGGCTTCTCAGTGTACGCTACGCTGTTGTTAGCTAACCTACGTTGCCCTTCTGTGTCCCACCAGTTACCGTTCTTAGCTTTAGCCATGCGTTGATCAGAGAGATTAGAAAGACTAATCAACGCTGAACGTCTTACGCCTCCTACTACTACGATGTCAGCAATCTTACAGCAGATGTCATGGCACTCTAAGGAAGTTAACTTACGACCAGCAGACTTCTGGAAGATACCAACACAAAAGTTAAACAAATCTACAAGGGGTTCTGGGCCTGAAGCTCTACCGCCAAAGACTTTAAGACGCGCACCGGCTAACCTAACTTTACTCATGTCCCAGTTAGGAACCTTACCGGCATACAGCATAGCGATAAGCTCTCTAAACGCAGAAGCCCAACCTATCTTACTGTCGCTAACCACGATGGTGCTATCTGTAGGATGGAAGGTTTCAGCAACCACAGGCAGCTTGTTAATGAAGTCACGCTCTACGCTAAACCCTACCCCTGTGCCGCACATCAACACGTACATCAGCTCATCGAAGCTGCGTGGTGAGTCTATGTGCAGGTAACTACAGTTAAATCCAGCTACATTATCTTTGTCTAACGCCTCTCCTGCTGTCATCATGCAGCGCATAGAGGGCATAACGTCTAGGTTATGTATGTGTTTGTACAAGAGATCGGCTGTCTTACTATCTATTTGTTTCCGATTGATCCAGAAATCTACATACCTTTGTACTGTTTCTTCCCACGTTTCTCGTCTTCCTTCTGCTGGAAGCCAACGAGCGTAGCGGCTCTTGTGTATAAACTGTTGGTACTGATCCATTAGTTGTGTTCCTTTTCAAGTTGTTTCTCTAAGTTTGCCATAGCTCTCCATGCGACCTGCTCCCAATCTTTATCAATTACATGTCTCATCATTGCGTCTAGCTCGTCGCCCGACAAGGCGCGGTTCCAGTGTAAGGTATCTGTTGTTTGACCGTGTTGAATGCCGCCCTTTAAACTAACCTTAGACACGGCGGCAATAGCTCTAGGGAAATAGTTTATAAACCCCGTGTAGATAGGTATAGCTTTACGCTCTATTGAATCGCTTGGTAGTATGTTAGTTTCTTTAGCCTTCTGTCCTGCATACAGCATACCCGGAAGGGGTATCTGGCTGTTCCATTCTGTTGGTGTTATATCATTTATCTTCTTGTTCATCCTTAGCTCCACGCTTATAGGCTTTACGTTTAGTTAGTTTAAATTTAGGTGCGGCTTTAAATTTTTTAGATTTCTTTTTCCTTTCAAAGCGATCACGCCTTTCGTCTTTATGATTAAAGTCAGTCAAAGGTTTCTCTCTTTTTAGCGTTAATCCAAGAGTCGGGGATGCTGTCTTCACTGTACCATCTAAAAGCATTAGCGCTAGCCCACTCACCGTGGCTTCTTTTAGTACCATCTTTCCTGCGTTTTGCTTGAGGCATAGGGGCGCTAGGGTTTGCGAAAAGAAACACTAGCTCTGTGTCAGCCGGAAGAACCTTAGCTACCCAGATATACTTACTAAACTCAGCGTAGTCCCAGAAGCGTCCCTTAGCTTCAAGCAATATCTTCTTGCCTTCTATCTCTTTAATGAAGTCCGGCTCATACTTATGCTCGACAATGTAAGGAACTTTGTCTGTATGAAAAGACCAGTTGTCTAGGATACCAGTGTGTAGCTCATACTCCCAGTTAGAATCGTAACCTTTAACACGGTTCTTTTCTATGGGGCGCACAACCCTACTCTTCCTGTAGCCTTTCTTAACTTGTTTCAATGTACTAGCGCCTGTCTACGTTCAAGCTCTGCGTCTACCAAGAGTCTAAGGTCTTCTAAGAAACCTGTCTCGATATCACACACAGTACTATCAGAGTTATGTAAGTAGCTACCAACAGCAATTATCATGTTCTCTATACTCACTCCTGAGATCGGTTCGCTTGCCATTTAATTAACTCCAAGTCTATGCTTTCTATTTGTAAGTCAGGATCAATCTTTAAGATCTGTTTGATCTGGTTGCTCATCCACTTAGGGTGATAAGCACTCAGCTTTATTGTCTTGTTGACCATGATGTGTGTCTGCTCAGGCATGTAGTCAAGGTAGTTAGCTAGAGTTATCTTAGCTGCTTCCTTTCTTTCTAGCAGAGAGTGTAGCCACATAACTAACAGGCTTTTAGCATGACTTCTAATTCGTTTAGCTTTAACTGCTCTCATAAATACTCCTCGACTTTAGGAGCTACGACAACTTCTGTAAGATAAGTCATGCCGTTAGCATACTTGAAAGACCTTAGACCTTGGCCGTCATTAGAATCTTTGTAGCAGTCGTGCTTGTAGCTACACCAAGTACAACCTTTAGCAAGTTTCATGTTACCTTTTTTCCCATCAGGCACTTGAGGGTAGCAGAAGTCCGGTTTAGTTTCAAGGTCTAGGGCCGCTAGAAGATTAGTTATCTTGCTCTTGATGTTAGGTTTATCTAAGTCATCAGGCACATACATGCACAGCTCACCGCTCTCTTTATTAAGAACTAGGAAGCCTCCGTTCTCTGTGCCTTCAGCGGATTCGTAGGCTGCAAGCTGTCCTAAGTATCCAAACGGATCATCTTCAGCTAAGCGACCGTCCCTAAACTTATTGAACGCGAAGCGCGAAGCAGTCTTAACATCTACTACCTCGCCATCTATCTTACAGTCCATGTGTCCGGTGATGCCCTCGACTACTACTTCTTTCTGCTCGTCGCTTACCGTATGCTCTGTCATACGCACAAGCATCAACACTATCTCTTCAAGGAGATGACCGTAAAGGAATTTAATTTGAGTGGCTCCATCCACTGCACCTCTGCCAATGTCATCTCTCTTCTCATACCATAGCTGACGGTCAGGCTTACCTACGTTAGACATGCGAACCGTGAAGTTGTTGTTTCTTTTTTCCGGCCTAGCCCAAGCAAGCAAGCAAGCTTTGACTGCTGCTACAGTCTCGTCTATCTCTTCGTCGGAGATAGGTAGGGGCGTACCGTTTGAAAGAAGCTCTAGGTGTTTATAAATGTCAGGTACTAATGTCGATAGACTCATGCCGTTCACCTTTGATAGATTGTATGTGTTTCTTTAACTGTTCAGCGGTGGCTTTAAACCACTCACCTTTCCTTGGAATCTCTAAAGATAAAAGAAGATTATGTGCCTCTGTTTCTGCGCTTCTTCTATCGTTAAAATGCTTACAGTATTCTAACT